AGAAAGTGGAATTGCTAATATGAACTACATTCAAAGAATACATGATTTACTAGTTGAAGCTCAAATTAATGAAGCAAAAACAACTTTTTTATCACCTAAAACACAGGCTGCTGGTGTAAAGATGATGCGGTCAGGTGGGCATAAAAAAGCACAAAAGTTTTTGCATAAAGCCGCTAGTAAGGCCGGAACAAGTTTAATGCCGAAAAATCCCACCCCCGCACAGAGGGCAGGAAAACCCGGTAGTGCCCCACAAAATAAAGGAGGCAAACCCTCCGACACTATGCGGAAGCCAAGCTACTGATCTTTAGGAAAGTAATATGAATCTATTAACAGATTTCTTTACATCAGACTCTGTACGAGTAATCAACGAATCTAAATCAGGTAATGGTTTGGTTCGTGTAGCAGGTATCTTCGGTAGAGCCGATGAGTTTAATAATAATAATCGTCGCTACAAGAAGTCCTTGTTGGAGCGGGAAATGACCAAGCTTACTCCCATGATAGCAGAGCGTAGACTCCTAGGTGAGCTAGACCACCCTGAATATACATCAGTTAAATTAACTAATGTATCTCACTTAATTACAAAATTAGATTGGGATGGTAACAAACTAATAGGAGAAGCTGAATTGCTTAATACTCCTGCTGGTAAGGTTGCACAGCAGTTAATTAAAGACGGTGTTAGAATCGGTATATCAAGCCGTGGTCTAGGTAGCTTAAAGGAATGTGATGATACTCCGGGTAAGCAAGAGGTTCAAGAAGATTATAAAATGGTAACCTTCGACCTAGTTGCAGACCCAAGCACAAGAGGAGCATTCCCATCTGTCTCAGAATCTACGCTATTATTAAAACAGAAAACTAAACAACAGGCTTTGAGAGAGAATGTATTAGTTACGCTACTTAAAAATAAGCTAGATTTAAAATACAAGCCTCAGGAAATCATTGAGGATGTAAATATAGAAGAAATAAGCAAGGCTGAATCCCTTGCTCGTGAAATAGATAAAATCGTTAATCGCTACAAAAAATAAAAAAATCTAAGTATTTTATTTTATCATTTATAGATAAATATAGACTCTAGGAGAACTTATGTCAAAAGTAAAATCAATAGCCGAACTACTTCCAGAAGGTTTGTCAGAGGAGGCAGTAAACCAAATTGCCGAATTGGTAGACACCGTAATCAAGGAAGAAGTTAATCAAAGAGTTAATTTACTAGAAGCTAAAGTAAAAGGCTTCTTGCGTATGGAGATTCAATCCGTAAAAGAACACGCTTTACGGGAACTACAAGAAGAGAGTGATGTCTATCGCAACGCACAACTCTTTGAAAGCATAAAATCTCTTATGGCTTTAGAACTTAACGAAAAGGATGAGCAGCGTGCAGTTGCTCAAGTAGTTAAGGAGCAGAGCCAAGTCGAAGAAGAAAACCAAGTTCTCATAGAAGAACTAAACAACGCAGTAACGCAAATACAGCAACTAGAGCGTACTGTGAAGATTATTTCTAAGAAGAACAAAGCTCTACAAGAGCAAACCGTACATCTTGAGGAGGAAGTAGAACAATTAACAGAACAAGCCTCACTTCCATTCAAGACATCAGAGAAGGCAGTAATTATTGCCGACGAGATGCAACATACTCCAGTCAAGAAAGTGTCTAAGGTAAACAACCAGTTCTTGACTGAAGGTGTAATGGCTCTAATGCCAAAAGCCAAATGAGGAATATTATGTCCGATACATTAACTAATCTCAACCACAATAAGTTAGTTGAAAAGTGGTCACCAGTACTAGAAGGCATTAGTGACCAATACACAGCTAAAGTTACCGCTATTCTCTTAGAGAACCAAGCGAAGTCAATCGTTTCCCAGCAAGTTAACGAAGACTTATCAGCAGGTGCAACCACCGCTGGTCGTTTAGGCACTTTCCAGAAGTTCGCCTTCCCACTCGTTCGTAGAGTGTTCCCTGAATTGATCTTCAACAAGATCGGTTCAGTTCAGCCTATGGAAGGTCCAGTATCACAGATCTTCTACCTAGGTTCAGCCCGTCAATTCGGTGCAACTAAGCAGCAGTTGTACAGCAAGTACAACTTGACCTACCAAGGTGCAACAACAAGTGCAATTCAAGGTAGCACAGTTGGTGGATTGTACACTGGTGCATTGACTGGTGTCAGCACAGAGAAGCTCTACGGAACTTCTGGTGCATCAGCTACTGGTTGGGCAACTACTACCATGGGTGGTAAGATTGCTGCATATCCTCAAGCATCAACCATTCTCGGTTGGTCAGTTTCAGCAGGTGAAGCTCTAGCAGGAACAGGTATCCCTGAACTCAACATCAGCATTGAACAGCAGCCTGTTGTTGCCCGTACACGCAAGATGCGTGCATTGTGGACAATTGAAGCCAGCCAAGACCTCAAGGCATATCACAACCTTGACCTTGAGCGTGAGTTGACTGAACTCATGTCAAAGGAATTGGAACTCGAAATCGACCGCGAGTTGATCGAAGACCTCCGTGGCCTCGCTTACAATGTCACTGGTGCAACATACAACCCCAACTGGACATACGCTTCACTAGATAACGCCAATTCAAATAACTTTGGTGCTATCGGTGGTACAGGCCCAGAAGGCGGCTCTAGCTTTACTCCCGGTTCATTCACATATGGACAAGGAACAATGCCAACAGACAGCTACGGTGCAGCAGCCGACAGCAATGTTTTCATTGTTGACCTAACTGCATGCGCTGCAAACTTTGCTCCTCAGCACATGGGCCAAGTCTATGCTAACCTCTTGGGTGTAGTAAACTTTGCATCACAAGACATTTACAAGACAACCCATCGTGGTCCCGGTAACTGGCTCATCACATCACCATTGGTTGGTGCAATGTTGGAGTCCGCTGCCAAGCTCGAAGGTGGTATTGGTCCCAAGACTGAAGGCATCACAAACATGGGTGCTAACAAGATTGAGTACCGTGGTAAGTTCGCTGGTAAGTACGATCTCTTCATCGACCCACTCTGGCCTGAAGATGAGATTATGATGGGTTACAAGGGTGGAAGCCCCATGGACGGTGGATTCGTTTACTGCCCATACATCCCAATCGAGTCACTACCAACAATAACTGACCCTGAAACCTTCCAACCAAGAAAGGGTATCTTGACCCGCTACGGCAAGATGGCAATTCAACCTGCCTCAAGATTCTACAGAATAATTAGAATCGTTGGTACTGCTTCAAACTACATGCTCTACCCCTTCGCAAAAGCTACTAAGTGAGTAGAGTTACCTTAGGGTAAACAATCGAGCCAGAGAGAAATAAAATCTCTCTGGCTCTTTCTTTTTTAGCTATATAATCCTAGGGGTCGTGTGTACATATGCAGATAAAACCTGAAACTGGTAGTTATGGTAACAGCTTTGGAATTCCTTACGGGAATAATGTTTTTTCTATAAAACCAAAAGGGGATATTATAACCTCTAGTTTAAATGAAACTGGATTACAAGATCCTGTAGAACTAACACAATTTGAAGACCAAATAAAATCTTTTGTTTTGGGTAGACTCGGATATCCTACAATAAGAGTAGAGCTTACTGATTACCAAATAAAGATAGCTATTGATGAAGCCATAACTAAATTATCTTTTCATGCACCCCTGTGTACTGCTCAGTTAATGACATTTAAAACTACTCCCGGAGTTAACACTTACGAGCTACCAAACTATGTTATTGATAATATAACATATGTTGTTTACAAGAAAGATTTGATAGGTATTCCGGGCATGGGACAAACTTTAGAGCAAGATTACTTCCTAAAGTATTTTCAACAAAACTTCTTGTTCAACGACTTTAGCATAGGTGAGTTTAATCTACTTCAAATCAGCTTGGAGCAGATGAGAAAGATCTTAGGACAAGACGGTTCCTTTGACATCCTTAACAACCAGTACCTCCAGCTATATCCCGTTCCAGCTTTTACCGATACTGTCATTGTACAATATCGTGCGATTGATTCTGGTACAATTCACCCAGCATACAGAAACTTTATTCAAAGATACGCATTAGCTGTATGCAAAGGTATTTTAGGTCAGGTTCGTGGTAAGTATAGAACATTGCCCGGGCCGGGGGGTGGATCTCAATTAAACGGAGATGCCCTACTTCAACAGAGTGAAAAAGAATTAGAATTACTAGATAAACAAATCATGTCTGAATTTGAGGAACCCCCCGGGTTTAGTCTATACTAATGAAAAAGAATTTTAAAGTAACAACTAAAATTCCAGAAGTAGAATCCGCAAATGTGGATAGCGAACTTAGTTTGTTCGACCAACGGAATCCTGATATCGGATTCTTCAACATGGTTGATGACGAACAAATTAGGCTGTCTGGATCAAAGGTAAATTACTATAAGTTCCATAGATCAGAAGAGTATGATGATGTCTACATGGAACAGAAGAATAAGCCGATTGCAAGATCTCCCATTACTTTATACTCTCACTATGATCCTAAAGTAATAGAAGAAAACTTAACGCAGTTTGGTATTCAACTAACCAGCGATCAAGTTTTTACATTCAACAAGTCGTATGTTGAGCGTAGAATAGGTAGATCTCCTATTCCGGGGGATTTGATTCAACCACATTTCCAACATGTGATGTACGAGATTTTTGAAGTGCAGGAAGATAGCTTTGAGGCTTATGGTGTGTATCACTATGTTTGCACAGCTAAGATCCTTCGTGATTCTCCTGATATTCAAAACACTCCACTTACAGATATTAGTAAAGAACTAGGTGGTGTCTTAAATAGCCGACCCGATTGAGGTTTAGGTGTGATACATGTTTTTAACATTACTTGGGCAAGTTAGACCACAGGAAATTCCGATTGTCGTAGGTAAGCCTACGGAAATCCAATTATTGCCTGATCTAATCACAGGTAAATCATCATCGTATCGCATACGGGAGTACTTAGAGCAGGCATCTTCTGCTGAGAATAATATATCTCTAGTATACAGAGATACTCTTCGGTCAATGAGAAGTTTGTTCTCTAGGCTGAATGTTATCAATTCTGATGAGTCTTTACAGGCTGTAAAGTGTATAACGGCTAATCAAGAGCGTTCTATAGCCAAGATTATACAAGAAGAAAATATCATTCTCCCACTAATATCGGTATCTCAGCCAACCACGGTAGCGAAGCCTGATCGTCGTAAGTATGTTCCTTTGATTGTTAGTGAATCTAAGTGGGATGATCGTCGTCAAAGAGCTAGTAGAATTATCAGTTTAGCTCCCAAGCCAGTTGATATTTCCTACAAGATTTCAGTATTTACAAAATACAAAAATGATTTAGATCAGTTATCAGAACAGATCTACTTACTATTTAATCCCTCCTGTGAACTTCAAACTAGCTTTGCAAACAATACAAAAGCTGTGTTAGTAGAGGAGACAAACGAATCTGCTTTAGAGGTAGCAGACAGAGAAGATAGAGTACTGACTAAGAGTTTTACTATCACAGTAGAAACTTATATTCCTAGTCCGAAATTTGTTTTTAGCTCTACAGGCAAAATAGAAAGATTTAATACAGATTCTAATGTTGTAGAAGAAATGCCTGTTGATTCCGCTGTAGATGCATCACAAGAAACTTTATACATAAAGATGCCTAGAACGGGGGAGAATGCTTCCAACACTGTGTCTATAGAGAAGGACGCTTCTTATCGTGTCAGAGAGCTAATACTAGAGACTGCAAAAGAATCAGCAAACATTTCACTGGTATTTAAAGATACTTTGCGTGCTGTACATTCCTCTTTATCTAAGTTTAAAATCTTAAACTTTAGTGAGGAGACTCAACTTGTTTCTTGCTTCTATGGAAACCCAGAACGAGCAATAGCTAAAATTGACCAAGAAAGAAATTTAATTTTCCCGATTATATCTGTTACTCAACCTACAGCAACAGTAAACAATGCTCGGCAAAAATACCTTCCATTGGTAGTTAGCGAATCTATTTGGGATGATCGGAAGCAACGGGCAACAAGAGTCGTTAGTTTAGCTCCTCGTCCGATAGACATTAATTATAAAGTAAGTTTCATTGCTAAGTACGCTAGTGATTTAGATCAACTAAGTGAACAGTTAAACTTATTGTTTAATCCATCACACGAGTTACAAACTAGTATCTCTACCAATACAAAAGCAAAACTTGTAGAAGAGGCAAGTGAATCATCTCTTACAGTTGGAGATCGTGAAGATAGGGTATTAATTAGAACTTATACAGTATCGGTGGAAACTTATATTCCTGCTCCGAAATTTGTGTTTAGTTCTACTGGCAAGATTGAGCGGTTCTACTCAGAAAATTATTTAGTAGATGTCATCCCAGAAACTACAGATAATCTTTCATCCTCAGAAACTACCAGTATCAAGCCAATTAACTATAAGCAGCGCAACACGGTAAACGAAATTGTTCCGTCTAAAGATGCGTCTTACCGAGTTAGAGAGTTACTACTGGAAACCGTGGATCAGGAAAGTAATATATCTTTAACATACAAGGATACCCTTAGATCCATGCGACATGTGTTCTCCCAGTTTAAATTAATAGATTGGGAAAGTAAACTTCAGTCCGTAAAATGTATTTACGCAAACCCAGAACGCTCGATAGCTAAACAAATACAGGAAGATAATTTAATCCTACCAATAATATCAATATCGCAGCCATCAACAAAAATAACCACAGATCGACAAAAATATTTCCCATTAGTGGTAAGTGAGTCTATTTGGGATGACCGTATCCAAAGAGCAAGAAGAGTTGTAAGTTTATCTCCTAAGCCAGTAGATATATCATACAAGGTCACCATATTGTCTAAGTATAAATCAGACTTGGACCAGTTAACAGAACAAATACAATTACTATTTAATCCCTCCTACGAACTAAATACATCAATATCGGACAATACAAAAGCCACATTAGCTGAAGAAACAGACGAATCTACTTTAACAGTTTCTGACCGAGAGGATAGAATTTTAATGAGATCCTTTACTGTTAATGTAGAGACTTACATACCGTCTCCTAAATTCACTTTTAGTTCGACTGGGGAAATAGAACGATTCTATTATAATATAGAAATTATGGATGAATTATCATGAGTTATTTAAAAAATTCTGTACAGGGCAAACTAGAGGTTTATAAGGACTACGGAGATTTCGTAGAGAAAGTTGGGGAATATAATAATATTGTTACCCGAGGAATGGGTATTACAATAACCTCGATGTTGTTGTCTGGATCTCGGCAAACTAAAAATCCTTATTCTATAAGATATGCACAACTAGGTACAGGTGTCGTTGATTATCAAAAAATTGATACTAACTCAGAACTTAGATATAATTTCTTTAAATTAAATTCTCCTCTAGATAAATCAGCTTACGGTACAGGATTGCCTTTTAGAGTTTCTGAGCACTATTCTTTAGTTGCTTTAGAAGAATTTATATCATCAAAAAATTTACAATACTCTAAAGAACTAAATTCTTTTATAACAATTGCTGATAGTCAAGTCACTGTTAAAAATGATTCGTCTGTAGTTGTTACTTTAAACATAGATAAAAAAACAGCAAATGGTTTAACTGTCCGAGAGGTAGGTTTATTTTCCGATAATGTTGGCACTACAGGTACAAAAGAGTCTGTCCTTGTAGCATACAAACAATTCGTACCGATTGAAAAGACAAAAGATTTTTCTATAAAATTTACTTGGACAATTCAAGTAACTAATCTCGGATCACTTGAAACTTGGCAAAGTCTTTCTAGTGGTGAAACAGGTATTGATGCTCCTACAACCCAACGAGGGAATGGAGGAAGTTCAGATCCTGTACCTACATTATCTTACGGCACAACTGCTGCAAACCCGTGGTTAGTAGAATTAGGATTACCTATTGAAACATTAAATCCAATTATTTCTCCGACTAACGCATTCAGGCGCGGGAGTTTTGGTCTTGTAACTACGGGAACATCTTTTTCAATAAATTCACAGAACGGGCAACTATCAGGAAATATTTCAGTCGCAGAAATTGGAAATGGATTACTATTAGTGTCCGCTCAACCTAGTAGCACAAATTATAATACTGTGCAAACTAGAGTTTATTATGAGGCATCAATTCCTAAAGGAACTCCAGACCCAACATCAGATTATTTGGGTCAAATTGCTTGGGTAGTTCCATCCGGTGCAGTCCTAGGAGCAAGCACTGTAATTCATACTGTTATGCCTTTGAGTTCCGGTGATTTCAACGCTTCAATTTGGGGTTCCCATAACAAATGGTTAGTTTCTGGTGCTGGAACTAGTTCTATTTCTGCTAGTGGTTTTGTTGCACAAACACACGCAACTGTTCGAGATGCTTCTGGAGGTACAGAAACTGTAGAAGTGGTATTCCCAACAACAATAGTTTCTGCGGCAGGGTCATATCAATATTATGACATATATAGCACCAGCGATTCCTTGCCAGCAACAACGCTTAGTATTCCAGCATACATACAAAACAATCTATACTTTTATGTAAAAGATTTATCGGGATATCAATATCAAGGAAACATTTGGTCTGGAGCGGCAACAGTCTCTAGCATTTTAAAAAACGGCCCATACAAAAGAGTGTATAGATTCTACACCAGAATGCTTCCACAGTCTTGGGCAACTACATCACCTACAGATGAGAAAAAGCCATTCGCATTAGGCTTGCATGTATATTTAACAATAAAAAAAGATGATCCTATTGTAGGATTAGACTTTAAGATTAGTAACGGCAACTACGATTACAAAGATTTGGATGCATTCAACGGAATTGGCACAGTCCTACAAAATCAAAATCAAGTTTTAGGTAATTTCTATTACTCTGATTTGTGGTTTGAAGTTTCTTCTGGAGTTAGTGCCGTTTCAGAACTAGAAAGATTCTCAAATGTAGACTGGGGTAATGTCTATGGAGATGTTAATAGATATGGTTTAGTTAATAACTTTGAAACTATTCCTGAGTGGGTTATTAGAACTCAAGGAAAAGAAGAATATTTCCCTAGCGATACTGATCAAGCGTTAACAGCAGAACAAAAAGTTTTAGGGTTTAATATTCACGGTATTGGAAAAGTAAAAAAATTCCATAGGCGATTTAGACTGTTCCCAGTAGATAATTCTTATGTTACTTATTCTTATGCAAAGGAGATGGGGCAGTTTGGTGATGTTGCTTTCCCAAATCGTATCAGGACTTGGTGGACAATTCCAAAATGGGGTCCTACCAAAGATCTAGCTCCTTTGATAAATGATGATTTCGTTGGGCAAAAAAGTTTTAACGATACTCACTTTGGAAATCAAGTAGGTGATTATTTTGATGGTGGTCCTTATAAATTATTCACTAGTGTTGATGGTATGGCTGGATATAACATAATTAGTGATAATTTATATAAGTATTTTGAGGAAAATACTAAGTATGGTTTGTGCAGATATGAAGAACCCTCTAATGCAAACCCCGGAGGTAATTATGGATCTATAGGGACCAGAGGGACAAATTTACATAATTTTACTGCATACACACCTACAACTCCTCCTTATTATCAAGGAACAAATGTTAATAATTCAGATTACAACTGGATGTACAGAGTAAAAACTCCTCATACAGTTATGGGGTCTAGAAATCTAGATATCGGAGGATTAGCTCTTGTTCACTTGTATAAAGGTATGTTTTTGAGTAATAATTATTTGAGATTATTAAATGCAGAATCTCATTTTATTACAGATAGGTACTACGGTATTTTTGATTTTTCCGGTGTTCCTATTTCTGCTGGTCAGGTAATGATTCATTATGGACTTACATCTACAACCACAACTCCAGCAGCTATTTATGAATGGGGATACGGTGGTTATCCGGGATGTCGAGTAATAGAAAATAATGGTAAGCCGTTCTTGTTTCCAAAAATTTATGGATCAAAAAAATCAAACTCAAAACTATGTGAACCCTATGAAGACTCTAATCTCTCCAATATTGTAAAACTAAAAGATAATCCATCAACAAATTCTCAAGGTAATATTATTTATGGAGAATTGTTAAACTACAACCTTGTTAATGCGTGTAAATATTCTTATTTTAGTATGCCTTTTAATGGAGCGACTATTTTTGATGGGACGAATATAGCTGGATATAGACCAGCATCCCCAGAACACTCAAGTCGTGTATTCCCTTTAATGCATGCTATCACAACTTTAACTAATGATGAGATGTGGAAAGAAGAATTTGAATCTATCGCTGGATTCTATTCAATTCTAATGAATCCATATCCAAGCTCTGTAGTTTTATCTATTCCCACTAATCTTGGTGGAGGTAATGCATATTCTACAAATTATTCATTAAGAAATTTTTACTCTGTTTTGCGTGATAATCCAAGTGGTCGAGGAAATGGTGCATTAGGACAATTTTCAAATGTCAGATTCTTGGCGTTTGGTATCGGTGGTCCTGCAATGTATTATCAAATAGCTTCTAACAATTGGAGAAATCAAAATCAAGTATTATTTGAATATGCAGCAAGTGCTTTAAATTATTCTTATATACCGCAAAATGGGTTAATTGGGGGTCTTCATTTAAGCAAACAAACAGGAGCATCACCAAATCCACAAGATATAGAGCAAATTTTAGCAGCAGGAAATACATTTAGTTCTATACCTACTAATCCATCTAAAGGATATTGGCTATACAATCCTTCAGGAAAAGCATATGCCTTAGGTACTAATGATGGGCAAGTAAGCTGGGAGCCAGCACCAGACTCAAGTTATCCAACACTAACACAAACTGGTCAACCAAATTTATATTTGCAGGGTGGCATTTATAGTGCTAGTTCTTATTGGGTTACGGTAATGCAATCGCATTATCAAGTTTACTTATTCCGATGCCTAGTTAAATCAGTTAAAGAGTTTGATTCGGTAATATCATCAGGATTAAATAATGCTTGTAGTTCAGTTGCTCGAACACTGTTCCTAGATTCAGCATTTCATAATTTCTCTGGCTGTGCTGAAATGCCTGAGCTTCCAACATTATTGTCTCAGTATTCTGGTGGAACATTACTTAGTATACTAGGAAGAAATCCCGGAGCTTATGGTAATGTTTTAACTAGTTTTACTATTAATGGAAATCCACTAGGCTCTGTGGATCCAAATAAAACTATAGCTGCTCCCCCAGAGTTTTTAGTATGCAACACAAACTCTTGGCATTATCCAGCATGGAAGAGGGGAACAGATATTTACGGAAAAGGTAACTTTACTATAGGTAACCCTGCTAGTGGATTCTCTGGAGGTGATTTTAACAAATTCCCTTCAAGATCTGGATTTGCAAGAAATACGGATGGGCATTCAACAATAGCAATAGGTGCTATCATTGCTGCTGGAGATAACTTATCTAATCTAACTTCATCCAATGAATTTTTAAATAAATCAGCTTGGTTTAATTCTAACTATAACACAATATCAAATGTTTTAAATCCAGCGTGGTCAACAGCAGATTATCGTACATGTATGGTCTACGCTTTAAATAAAGCAAGGACTGTTCCTATGGGAGAAAATAATCCTGCTGGTTTATTCTATGTTGCTCCGTTGATAGCGTACATTCAATACGCATTAAAGTTAAATGGTAATAATACTTAAAAATTATTCTAAAATTATATTATAGCCAATACTAAATACTTATAGCTATGAAACAGATAATAAACGAATGTCTACAAGCACTTCAGGTATGTCTAGTCACCCCAGAAGGTAACAAGATGTACCGTTTAGAACCACGACAGAGCGTTGTGGTCCCAGCGTCTTATTTAAGTAAAATGATTAAAAACTTACAGAGACGAAGAATGGTTAAAGTCTCTGACTATAGATAAGGATTTAATTTATGGCTAATATTGTATCTCCCGGCGTTTATGTAATAGAGAAGGACATTAGCGAATACGCAGCTACGGTAGATTCGTCTATTGTCGGTATCGTTGGATTTGCTTCCAAGGGTCCCGTAGACGAGGCTACCCTAATAACTTCTCCTCAACAGCTAATAAACACTTTCGGTAAGCCCAGTGAGTCCATCCCCGGCCAAGCCTTGGAAGGAGCTATCGAAATTTTAGAAGCTACAAATAAAGTTTATTTCGTCCGTGGGGTTACACAAACTGCTGCCGAGGCTTCTGCACTAGTTCCAATCGGTGCTTGCCCAGCGGTTCAATTTGTAGCAAGCGGACTCGGTGTATCAGCTAACCTTTATCTAAAGGTGAATGTAACAGATAATACGGGAGTTAATCAGTACCTAGTAACTAAGCAGTTTGCAATTCCATCAGGGCAAGTAGAGACTACCGCATCAGGTGGTCAAGCCTTAGCTCTAAAGACAATAATTGGTGGAAGTTTAGACGGCGATAAAGTTGGCGTATTCTACTCTGATTCAGATGTAACCACTGGATACCTTGTTGGTTCTTGGGCTGGCTCAGGTGCATCTTTATCAGTATCAGCTTACTCAGATGCGGCATTCACCAATGGAGTATCTGCTCTAAAAGCCATAAACTTCTCAGGTACAGCATCAGCCACAGCAACATCAGCACTAACTGTAATAGGAACTACCTTCGCTAGTGGTGCTAACGGCGTTGCTTACTATGTAGAAACCCTATACCCCGGAACTGGCTACAACTTGAGCACCGATTCAGATGGCAACACAATCGGAAACTCTTTTGAAATTAATAGCCTCGGTGGTGAAAAAGTAGTCTTCCAACTAAACGAAGACGGTGCTGCACTAGAAACCTTCAAGGGTGATTTAGTTAACCAGTATACATTCGTAGAAGAAATTATAAACACTGGTGCAGAAAACACAACATCAGAAGTGATCCTTGGATACTTGACCTCTGGAGCAGCCTTGACCGACTTCACTGCTACCCCAATAGGAGCATTCACTGATCCTTTGAGTGACTTAGGTGTTACTGGAATTACTGGTACGGGACAAGGTGGCACAGGAACAGCCACAGCTAGAATGTTCGTTAAGCCAATCGAAGGTACTTACTCACTAAGAAGTGGTACTAACGGCACAAGCACAGATGATGATACCAACGCTCTAGCTCTAATTGGCGATCCTACTCAAACACCAAAAACAGGTATCTACGCTCTAGACGATGATACTTTAAACATCTCAATAGCTTTGACCCCCGGCATGAATAACCAAAGTCTACAGAATGCTTTGGTTAC